TCGCTGGAAATGCGGTAAATCTATGGCTATTGAGGAGAATGACTATAGAAATGGGCTTATTTGCGAGAGTTGCTGAGGCAGAACTCCACTTTCCTGCACTATTTGTGGTAACCTGATACCTATGAACGACCAAATGACTCATGACTTATGGACGCATTAGAAAGGTAGTTGTAGTACCTATCTCCCCCGAGCGGGTGATACGGGTTGGCTAGTTAAGCAACCTTGTCTCTGTCCCCTAACAAAGGAAAATCAATGCACAAACTAAACAACACAGTTGTCGAAAAAATAGTAAGCGTTTTAATTGCGGTGGTGTTCGTATCCACTTTCTCTACATATGTTCAAGCATCAAATGCACAACAGACAACTCAGAGTGAAGATGCTTTAAGAATCCAGATTGAAAAAGAAATTGAAGCGCATAAAGTAAAAATTAGAGATTTAGAGTTGAAGAAGTTTTCTGAGCAGACGACTCCTTTCACCGATGAAGAGTTAGCCAAGATGCTAAGCACCATTGGGTTTGAAGGTAGAGCACTCAAAGTAGCGTGGGCAGTTGTAAAGAAAGAATCAAATGGACGCCCTCTAGCCTTCAATGGCAATGTTAAAACAGGAGATAACTCATACGGCATCTTCCAAATCAACATGATTGGGGGGCTAGGCGTAGCACGGCGTGATAAATACGAACTTAACTCCAATAAAGAGTTGTTTGACCCAGTTGTCAATGCCCAGATTGCTTATCTCATGACCAATGAAGGTAGCAATTGGTCATCATGGGGGGTAGGTAAGTTCCCTTATAATGGTAATACCGAGCAAAGTAATTTTAATCTATGGATTAAGAAGTTCCCAGAAGGGGAAAAATAATGAGCGATGAATTAAACCAAGAAGCCCCAGCCAGTTGGGAAGTGCCGTCTGAGCCTGAAGCCCCTGCGGTTGTTGAAGTTGTTGATACTCCAGCTCCAGCAGAACCAGAGCTAGAACCAGAGCTCGAGCAAGTTGCTGAAGTTGTTGATACTCCAGCTGAAGCTGAAGCTGAAGCTGAAGCTCCTGCAGCTGAAGAAGCAAAAAGTAAAAAATCAGATGCGGCAGAGCCTGCGGCTTACCAAGATGGAGAAGTTGTTGTGTTGTCTAAGCTAGTTCTTAGCGGCAATGAACGAAACTCTAGGTCAGTTGCTTTAGTTCAAGAACAGTTAATTGCTAAAGGGTATGTAGATGCCGACATAGATAAACGAGGTTGGTACAAGGAAAACACCCATAAGGCGTTGTTAGAGTTCTGCGGTGATGAAGGTATTAACGAGTCCACAGTAAGTAAGTTGTTTGCGAACACGAAGGTTTCAATAGCCTACTAAAAAGAGAAAGCCCCCCTTGCGGGGGGCTAGTTCTTGCGGTTAATTAGATAAGAGTCAGCCTCTAGTAAATACGCCACCAATTTTACGAGGCTTTAATTCTGTTGCCCGACATTTACCGTGACCTTCTTCTAGCATCTCTTTTAAGACTTCTAGTTTTATCGTGTGATACCTGCTTCTAGCCTTGTCGTTCTCCGTCACCAGAAAGTTTGTGTGATACTCAATCCTGTCAAGTATCTTTTCTTGCCTAGAAAGATTTCCAAATCTGTCGTATTCGTCTTTAGCAGGTCTTGTTAGTTGTATCTCTATTTCCAACCTTCGCAATATGTGTTCTCTTTCGCTCATTGACGAACCTTCTTCATCTTGCGGTCTTGCTTGATAGTGTCAATAACAAATGGTGATGCGATTAGTGCTACTCCTGCTAGGTATCCTGCTAGGACTAATGTGTTCATTTTGTTTCCCCTTTATCTGTAAGCACTCCTTGTGCTTATGAGATAAGACTACGATACCTTTATAGGCTTGTCAAGTATTATTAAGCGTTTTTCTTTGTGATGTCGGTCATAATGCGGTGGCTGTTTTTAGAGCCTAATTCTATCGTATCATGAAAGACACCCTTATGTCAAAGGGTGTTGAGGTGATGTCTGTCACGATGCGGTAGCCCTCTCAAGCCTCTTTAAGGGGGGCTATTTGTTAGAGTGGGTCATAGTTCCTTCTCTTTAGCCTCTGCCTTAAGAGGGGGTTTCCTGCCTCATTTGAGCATAGAAAAACCCCCTATTTCTAGGGGGCTTTCCTTTAGACCTTAGGCTGATGTAATCGAGAAGACTGCTCTCTCTCTCTCTCTCTCTCTCTCTCTCTCTCTCTCTCTCTCTCTCTCTCTGTTGCGGTGGCCTCTGAGGTGACCCCCCACCTATGCGGTGAGGGGTTTCTTAGGGTTTTACCCAAAAATAAAGCACAGGGCTATAGAGATACCTACCCCTATGAAAGCACCTACAGGAGCCATTACATCTAAGTTCTCATCTATCCAGTCAAGTATAAACATTCTCTTCCCCCTTTAGTGTCAATCACCCCTTGTGATTTCCAGTAAGTACACAGTATTACACTAGGACATATATGTCAAGTGTTTCCTTAGGATTTATGTCACACATTTGTAAGAGGTTACTCATGAGTAACTTAGCCAGAGGCTCAGGGGAAGTATCAACTATCAACTACTACTTGACCCTTGACTAGTCAGACATTAGTCAGACTACAAAGAAAATAAAAGTATAAGAGTAATAACAAAAAGTAAAACTTGAGTCACCTTGACTCAACCTTAACAAGTAAAAATTATTATTTGTTATTAAAACTCTTTACCTCCCTTAAAAATAATTTGATTAAGCATAAGACATTTGTTTTTTAAGATAAAACTAAGAAAATAAAAGTTATTTTGATGTCATATATTTTTTATTCGGAAACGATTTAGAAAAGCGCTCATTCTATGCATAACCTTCTCGCAGGCCAAAAGCAAATAATGGAAACCTTCATGTTTTCTTCCTTTTCGTCCAAGAATCAATGCCCTGCCCCTGTACGACATCTCAAAACAATGTAAAATATAAGAGTGAAGAACAAACCGAAACTACCCAAGGAAGAGATTAAGTTTCTGCTATCTCTTTCTCAGGAGGCATTTACTGCCCGCCTGCGCTGCCTCTGGGAAGCAGGCTGGTCACTCGGGATTATTGCTGAGTCCTTTACTCCGCCTAAACCAAAATCAACTATCCATTTTTGGGTCAAAAATGCCGCTCAGCAGAAGCAGATAAAGCCTATTCCAGAGACCCCCTCTAAGTCTTTAACCGTTCTATCTCCTCTCTCTGATACTCCTAGGCTACGTTCTATATCTCTAGGTGTACCTCCAGAGCTAAAACCTCGTTTAAAACACCTCTCAGGGCTTTCTAGACGGTACAGAGCAAAGAGTGCACCAAATAGCGAACTAGCCTTAGCAAATAGTGAGTTAACCGAACTTGCAAAGAGTCTACATAATCGAGGGGTCTCAACGGCTGCTATCGCAGAGGCCGCTGGAGTTACTTACAGAGCAATGGCTAGAAGGATAAGTAATGGCTAAGACATATAAGAACTCCTCTGGGACATACCTAGAAAAAGACTTAGTTGTTGCCATATGGCTAAACCCGCAGAAGCAGGGCGCTAGACCAAATGCCAGACGTTTAGAAACAATTACTTCTAAGGAATCTCCTCACCCAATTGCCTTTCCTATAGAACTTCTTAAGAAAAATAAAACCTGGGCGTCCTTTCCTATAGCACTGAAAAAAGAAGATATGGATGTATGGTTGACCCCCGAAGGCACTTCTAGAGAAAAACCTCTTCTAGTTCCTCTAACAATTGCTAAATCATTTCTAGGCTGGGAAGATTTTTACATACCTTCCGAGTACAAGGGGGTCGTGTGAACGTGGTGGCAGACGTGTTTCCAGCAATGGTTGCTCTGGCCTTACCAGGTTCTCTAGAAGATATAAACGAACTTTTACCTAAGGGAGCATCTCCTGCAGGCACTAGGCACGTAGATAGATGTAGAGCAATCCTTTTAAATAATAAACTTTTAATTGCTGTAGATACTCCTACAGGGGCCAATGTGGTCTTTAATGAGACATATATTTCTCATAGCAAGATAGATAGGATTCATAGAGTAACCACTGAGTCTGGAAAGCTTATTGCATTTAGTAAGGATGAGAACTGCGGTTGTGGTTCCCGCTTGAGGTCTTGGAACCCCTATGGCTCAATCATTACCGTTGGAGGGCAAGAGTAGATGGATAGTTTTTTTGAACTATCAGTTGCTGGTCTTGCGACCTATAGGCTAGCAAGGCTTATAGTAAAAGACGAGATTTTCTCTAGACCAAGAAATGCAATCTGGAAAAGGTTTCCTCCAGAGAGGTCGAAGTTTGGCTATCTCTTTACCTGTATGTGGTGCACATCGATATGGGTCGCATCACTACTTGAAATATCACGTATGATTATCCCTAATGTAGTACATCCAGTAGAGGTTGTTTTAGCAATCTCTGCCATTGCTGGTTTGTTGGCTGCGTATGAGGAAAAATGATTAGTCCTCTACTCCGCCATAGAGACGAGGAGTTAAAAGGGTGAGTGTTTTTAAACACCAAGAGCCAATAGAGCCTACCCCTATTGTCGCGCCTCAGGCTGCACCAAAAAAGACTAGACAAAGAAAAAAGTCTACTACTCGTTCTACTCAAATAGTTAGAAACGCTAAACCAAAAATTACAGGCCCTACTGGAATATTTCTTTCCTCTAACGCCCAATCAGTTTCATACTCAACACCTAGAACTTTAACTGCTGCTGCAGTACAAATTAAAATTAATGACAAAGGCGAGTTCGAGCAATTCAAACAACGTCGCTCTGCTGGCTCTAGTGCATGGCAATCTGAAGCATGGGAATACTATGATGCTATTGGAGAAATCAAATACGCATTTAATCTAGTTGCCTCTGTAGTTTCTCGCATTCGTATCTACGCTGCTGCTGTTGATAATGCTGCAGAGTCTCCAGCACCAGTAGCACTGTCTAGCACCATTGACCCACGTTTAGCTGCAGCAGCCGAGCGAGCACTGGCTCGTTTAGATTCTGCATATGGTGGACAAGCAGGACTTCTTCGCGATGCTGCACTAAATATTTCAGTTGCTGGTGAATGTTACTTAGTTCAAATGCCAGAACGTGTTGGTTCAGGAATTCCAGAGTCTTGGGATATTAAATCTGTAGATGAGATAATGACTGATACTCGTGGTGGATTTAATGTTGTTGGTCGTAGAGAACAAAGCATTGGCGGATCTATGACATCCGACAACAAGCTTTCTAAGAATGCATTCGTAGGTCGTATCTGGCGCTCACACCCTCGTTACTCAGATGAAGCAGATTCATCACTTCGTGGTTTGCTAGACCTTTGCGCCGAACTACTTTTACTCAACAGAACATTCCGTGCAACAGCACGCTCTCGCCTCAACGCTGGCGCACTTTATTTACCAGATGGTTTGGCAGTTGCAGCAGGTGGCGACCCAGATTATCCATATGACACAGATACCGAAGCCAATCCAGGCTTTACTGCAGAAGAAGCAGAAGATGAGTTTGAAGAGCAACTTATCGATGCTATGACAACTCCGATTCGTGACGAAGAGTCCGCATCAGCAGTTGTTCCTCTTATCATCCGTGGTCCTGCAGAACTTGGCGACAAGATTAAGCAGTTTAAGTTCGAGCGCTCATTTGACCCAGCACTTGCTTCTCGTGCTGACAGAGTACTAGAAAGAATTCTACAAGGACTAGATGTTCCTAAAGATGTAGTTACAGGATTAGCAAATGTTAAGTACTCCAATGCACTTCAAATTGATGAGTCACTCTACAAGGCACACATCGAACCATTGATGCTACTTATCGCTGATGCTTTGACTGTTGTTTACTTGCGTCCGTATCTTAATGCGCAAGGCTTTAGCCCAACAGAGGTAGATAGAATTGTTGTTTGGTATGACCCATCAGCAGTTGCTACTAGAAATGATAAAGCAGCCGATGCTGATTCAGGATTTGATAGAGGCGCTATCTCTTACGACTCATGGCGCCGTGCACATGGGTTCTCATCTATGGATGCACCAACACCAAATGAACTTGCTATTCGTATGCTTTCTGAAAAGGGATCGATTAGCCCAGAGTTAACAGAGGCAATGTTAAACACTGTTGCCCCAGAGATGATGAATGTAGTTAGAGAAACACAGCAACAAAATTCTGTCGCTCCTCTACCACCAGAGGTAGAGCAAGCACTGCAACAAGCAACACAACCGCCGACTGAGCCACAAGGAGCCACACAATGAACGTAGAAAAACCAGAATTAGTTAATGCTTTAGCAGTCGGACTTAGTGATGCTGTAGTTCTCTCTCATAAAGTACAGGGAGCGCATTGGAACGTTATGGGACCTGACTTCCCAGAGTTTCACGAATTCTTTGGCGAGATATATGAAGACATCGACGGTTCTATAGACCCATTCGCCGAGAACATTAGAAAACTTGGAGCAATTTCTCCATCACGCCTTTTTGAGTTTGCACGTATGTCAAACATTGAAGACACTGAAGTTGGTTACATGTGTATCGACCTTGCCAAAGATATTCTGGTTGCTAATGCTGTAATGCTCAATGGTTTAAGGAGAGCCTTTGATGTAGCAAATCAAGCAAATGAGCAAGGTATTGCAAACTTTATTGCAGAGCGTATTGATATGCATGCAAAATGGGATTGGCAACTAAAAGCAACAACTACTCAAGGGATGTAAGCAATAAAAATGGCAAAGCAGTGGACACCCTCCGACTGGGATAAAGAAGGTAGTAAGGAATATATTCCTGTTACTACCTCTATTTCTGCTGCCGCTGGTTCAAAACCTGCTCCCAAGAAAGATCAAATAAAAGGCTCTAACAAAAACTCTAAAGGCTCTGCATCAGGTTCTCGTAAAGTTGTTTTTTCTAAAGCAGTAGAGAACTCTCTTAAAGAAAAAGTATCTAACCATAATGAAAAAAGTCCTAAAGGAAGAAGAGCAACTTTAGGTATGTTAAAAGCAGTTTATCGCCGCGGGGCTGGAGCATTCTCTGTCTCACACCGTCCTGGTATGAACCGAAATCAATGGGCAATGGGTCGAGTAAATGCTTTCCTAAAACTTCTTAAATCTGGTAGACCAACAAATGCTGCTTATAAGTCAGACAATGACTTGCTACCATCTTCTCATCCCCGTAGCAGTAAAAAATCAAACTCTATTACTGCAGCAGGTTTAGTTCCTGAAGAACAAGATTTAGCAAACGCGTTAATTGAGATATCACAGAAGTACGGAAAATT